TAAAAAGATATGAAAGATTTAAAAAATCAAAAAGAAACAAGTTTGTTTTAGATAAAATAAACAAAAGATTGCTATGATAAAAATCACATAGTCCTCATAGAAGACTTGACACACTGAACGTAGTGTGTTAACCTATATAAATGTTGCCGCCGCAAGGAGGAAACAGATGAAATCGAAACTGCTAGGAGGTGTTCTAACTATGGTGATGGTAACTGCTATCGCTTCCCCCGCCATGGCCAAAGGCACTCCCGAAACGGTGTATGCTAAGTCTGCACCAACTGCGACGGTCAGTGTCGTGTATAAAAGCCTTGAGCACAGGGCTGCACGATCTGATGAATCAAAGGATATGATGGGCTACGAAAAGTCATTGTATCGTGGTAAGTGGTACGACAGCAAATGGGAGGGTAGTCGCAAATGTATTATGTCAAGAGAATCCCATTTTAACTATCGTGCCGCAAACAAGTCATCATCGGCTCGCGGTGCCTACCAATTTCTTGATACGCAATGGCGTGATGGATTGGTATGGATGATGCTCAAGGAATCAAAGAAGAATAGCGATGGGCTTGCTTCTGAGATTAAAGAATTGTTTGAAAAGCCCATTGATAAGTGGTCTAGGTATTACCAAGATCGTGCTTTCTTTACTGCATGGCAACATGGAGCAGGGTCAAAGCATTGGTATTATCCTGGTCATAATTGCTATTAATCGGTTGGTGGGGCAGGAACACTATTCTAAAGGTGGCAACAATCCTGCCCTACCACTGATATAATTGGGGAACTATGACAGATATAATGACGCATCTAGAAGAAGTAAACAGAGTTGCAACAGAATACATAAAGGGATTTAACGAAACCGAAATCTCTAAAGAACTTGACATTCCTAAGGCCAGAGTATCTTCATTGCTTAGAGAGTGGAAGACGATGGCTTCAAACTCAGAGGCAGTTCGATCAAGGGCTAGAGAGGCTTTGTCGGCAGCAGACACTCACTACTCAAAACTAATAAAACAAACCTATGAGGTTATTGATGAAGCGGGGGCAAATTCAAATCTTTCTGCAAAGACGGCAGCAATTAAACTAGTCCTTGACATTGAGACAAGAAGAATAGAGATGCTGCAAAAGGCTGGCCTACTTGAAAATAAAGAACTTGCAGAGCAGTTGCTAGAAACAGAAAGAAAGCAAAGTTTAATTATGGATATTCTTAAGGATATTGCATCTAACCATCCACAGATCCGCAATGAAATTATGAGCAGGTTGGCGGAAGTTTCTGGACCCACAGGAGAGGCCGTAATCATCTATGAGTCTTGATTTTAGCGACTTTTTTGAAGCGCTCAACGACTCCCCTTTTGAGGAGATTCCCGTAGACCTAGACACCTTTTTGCACGATGACGATTACTTAAATCAGCCACCCCTATCACAAATTCAGCGGGATCTAGTTGAGGCCATGAGCCAAATCTATAAAGAGAAAGATCTTATAGAGATTATGGGTGAAGAAGAGGGTAAGTCACACTACAAGAAATATACTAAAGCCGAGGTGCTTCTACAACTAGGAAAGGGTAGTGGAAAGGACCACACCTCAACCATTGGGTGCGCTTACTTAGTATATAAGTTGCTGTGCTTAAAAGATCCAGCATCTTATTTTGGTAAGCCCCCTGGCGATGCTATTGATATTATTAACGTTGCTATCAATGCTCAGCAAGCAAAGAACGTGTTCTTCAAGGGATTAAAGGGAAAGATCTCACGCTCACCATGGTTTGCTGGAAGGTATGACTCAAAGGTGGATAGCATTGAGTTTGAAAAGGCTATAACGGTCTACTCTGGGCACTCTGAACGAGAGGGGCACGAGGGGTTGAACCTCATCTTGGCTATCCTTGATGAGATCTCTGGCTTTGCTCAGGAGTCAGCGAGTGGCAATGAGAACGCTAAAACTGGTGATGCAATTTATAAGGCGTTCCGAGCCTCAGTAGACTCCCGATTCCCTGACTATGGAAAGGTAGTTCTTCTATCGTTCCCTCGCTACCCAGGAGACTTTATCTCTAAAAGATATGATGAAGTGGTGGCAGAAAAAGAAGTAGAGGAAAAGAAGCATGTATTCGTAATCAATCCAGAGTTACCAGAATCACCAGAAAATGAATTTAGCATTGAGTGGACAGAAGATCATATCATTTCCTACAAATACCCTGGGGTTTATGCAATTAAAAGACCAACATGGGAAGCAAATCCAACAAGAAGTGTTGATGACTTTAAGATTGCATTCATGACTGACTACGCAGATGCAATGCAAAGGTTTGCTTGTATGCCTTCATTTATGTCTGATGCGTTCTTCAAGCAAAAGGATAAGTTAGAAAGGGCCATGTGTCTTCATAATCCAATTGATAACTTTAAGCGCATAGAACCAAAGTGGCAGCCCAACGATGAGATTAGATACTACTTGCACGCTGACCTTGCACAGAAGCATGACAAGTGCGCTATTGCTATTGCCCATGTGGATAAGTGGGTAGAGGTAAGAACGTGGAATGACTATACTCAGATTCATCCATTCGTAATAGTTGATGCCATTGTATGGTGGGAGCCTCGCAAAGAGGGGCCAGTCGATTTGTCAGAAGTAAAGGAATGGATTGTTAGTTTTAGAAGAAGCGGTTTCCAAATTGGCATGGTTACCTTTGACCGTTGGCAGTCATTTGATATCCAACAGGAACTAAAGACTGTGGGCATTAAGACAGACACTCTTTCTGTAGGAAAGAAGCATTATGAAGATCTCGCCATGCTTGTCTATGAAGATCGTGTACTTATGCCACACAACGACATTCTTCTAGAAGAAATGAGCCAGTTGCGTATCGTTTCTGATAAGAAGGTTGACCACCCCAGAAAGGGATCTAAGGACTTATCTGACGCGGTAACAGGTGCGGTATATAATGCAATTGCACACACCCCTCGTAATCTAAATCAGGAGATTGAAATCCATGATTGGAAGTCAGCCACTCGCGCAAGAGAAAAAGAAGAGTTTGAGAGCCGTAGGTGGGAGCCAGAAGATATGCCAGAAGATGTTGCTACATACCTTGACGGACTAGGTATGCTTTGATACAATTGTCCTGAAGAAAGGCAGAGATGATTACAGCGTTCCTTATTACAACACTAATTGTTTTTTCAATTAATCTGCTTTTCGCTATATACGCTTTACTTATCAACAGCCAAGATGGGGAGGTAAATGGATATGGAATTGCTCTTATCTGCGTAAGCCTCCTTATGGTTTCTTGGAACATATACTGCTTAATTAATATCTAGGTTCTTGGGGCGATGGCGCAAATGGTTAGCGCAACACTCTTATAAGGTGTCGGTTATGGGTTCAAGTCCCATTCGCCCTACTTAATACGATATAATAATATAAAGGATGTGATGCTAATGCCATGGGATATTAGACAACGTGGATCGCAGTATGAAGTAGTCCAACGAGACAACGGACATGTAGCAGGAACCCATCCCACGCGATCAGCAGCAGAAAGACAGCAGGCTGCTTTATATGCAACAGAGGATGATCAAGAAAAGGCTGCCCAGCCAACAGAAAGCACTTGGATGGGTCAGTTTATGCCACGGAGAATGTAGTGGAATTATTAATAATAGTTCCATGGGTATTGACAGTTGGACTCCTATTGACTATAATAATTCTTAATAACAGAAACAACAAAGAAGACTATTCGGAGGAAGAGTATCTTATGCCTTTTGAAGACTACGACTCTAGTGATGCTCTTAAGGTAGCAGTATATGAAGATAGGGCATACTTTGTTATGGACAATGTTTTTTATGAGACAGAGATAACAAGGGAGCCTGACTTTTCAACAGCAAAAGAAATAGACACAATGTCTCTTCCTAAAAAAGAATTAAACAAACTATTAACAATACTTGACGAACTTGAAGAATATGGAAAGGAAACAGAATGAATATCGTAGTACAAGGAACAAAGTCATTTTCTGACTACAGTGTTTTTATGCGTGCCATGGGGGTAGCCCTATCAGAAGTAGGCGATGAGGAATTTAACGTCTACTCCGTAGGCCCAGCACAAATTAACTCTTTTACTGCTGAATTCTGTAACCTATCAGAGAGTGGGCTAAAGCAACGAGGGATTCGGACTCGCTACTACAAAGTTCCTCCTTCATATATTGAGGAGAACATGTCCGACTTTGACTACTTTGCCTTTCTCTCTACCCCCAACGAGCGACCGTCGCGCCTAGCGGCGGCTGCCGAGTTGGATGGCGTAGAGGTGGGCATCTTCCGTTACTAGGAGATGCCATGAAACTGTCTAACACAGATAGAGCATATATGAATGTGGCGAGGTATCTTGCGAAGAAGTCCGTTGCTAGGAATACCCATGGCGCTGTCGTTGTAAAAAGTGGCAGGGTTATGGGAACGGGATACAACAAGGATAGAAATCATCCTGCCATTGTTTCTCCAGAGCACATTAAGAGCGACTGCTCATATCATGCGGAGCAGTTGGCGATTCGTGAAGCAGGGGAAAACGGTATTAAGGGTGCTGTAATATATGTAGCAAGAGTAAATAAAACAGGAAAAGACAGAAACAGCAAGCCGTGCCCTCGCTGTAGTGCATTGATTGAAAAGGCAGGGATCAAGCGAGTTGTTTTTACAACAGAAGCAGGAGAATACTATGTTGGTAACTAATCTAGAAGAGATGGAGAGGATCGTTCGTGATCGCTCAGATCTTTTTTGGGACGGATACAATGTCGTAAAGTACACCAATAGTAACAATGCCATCTATGGCGTTGATGGTGTGTTTAAGGACGGCAAGTGGATGAAAAAGAAGGTTTTTCCTCTAACAGAAGAAGGATGGAATCTTCCAAACTATATTGGGAGAGAGTATGCTCAGGTGGAGGGATAACGCTAAATGCCTTGGAATGGACACCAACATATTTTTCGATAAATATGAAGATGATCAATCAATAGCAAAATCAATAGACAGTCTATGCCGATCTTGTAAGGTAAACAAAACATGCTTTGCCGTAGGAGTTTCCCAAAAAGAGTGGGGAGTCTGGGGCGGGGTATACCTTAAGGATGGTAAAATAGATAAAGAGTTTAATGCACATAAGAACAGGGATAACTGGTCTGACACTTGGGAGTCCCTAACAATGGAGGTTAAGTGACACTCTATACGCCAGAAGTTAGTGCAATAATCAGGTCAGTAAAGATTCCTGTTGAAATGACCGTAGATATTGTTGACTATGGAGAGTACCTTGGAATAAGGTTTTATGAAAGTGAGTGGAGCCACTTGTCTGAAAACGAAAGAACAAAGATGGCCATGTACTTTCAGGCGATTAGAAAGATGCTTCTCCGTGGAGGAATAAACTCAACACTAGACCCCATATATGATAAACCAGGAGTGCAGAGTCTAGGATGAGCATTTTTATATCTATAGCATCTTATAGAGACATAGAGTTACCAAAAACTGTAAGAAGTCTGTATGACAATGCAGACAGCCCACAAGATTTAGTTTTTGGAATTGTTTCTCAGGATATGCGAAACAAGCATCCAAACCTTGAGTGGCTACCAAATAGCCAACTAAAAATGGTAACGATGCACGCAAAGGACGCACAGGGTGCTGGATATGCACGAAAAATTGCAATGGAATTATATGATGGAGAGGATTATTTTTTTCAAACAGACTCCCATATGAGATTTGCAAAAGGATGGGACACTAAGTTAAAGGATATGTTGGCTTGGTGTCAAGGGGAGCAGGGGACAGATAAGATTATTCTAAGTCAATTCCCTGCTTCCTACATCGTTTTATCTAATGATAAAGATCACCATGTTGTTGGAGATGAAGATTTTTGGCATGAGCCTTCGTGGACCAGCGTTGTTAATACTTGGTCTGGAGTTTGGGCGGGAAACAGGGAAAGGATGTGGGACAAGAAGCACCCTAACTACTCTCACACAGTCTTAGGAGCACTACTGTTTGCTCCTGGATTTATCACAGAGGAGATTCCCTATGACGAAAGAATCTCTTTCATGGGAGAAGAACTTTGTTTTGCTATTCGTGCCTATACTAGAGGCTGGCATATCTATGCACCAAACGAGATGCTGTGCTGGCACTTCTACAAAAGAACTGATCGCCCAAAGATATGGAAAGACAACATGATGGGTAGGTCTTGGACAGACATAGAGATGAAATCTCAAAGGGTGCAAAAAAACGTTTTGTTGGCCATAGAGGATGGGATATATGGTATAGGAGATTACAGTAAGTACCTTGAGTATCAAGAAATGATCAACATAAACTTTGAAAAGTTTTATGAAAAAGAAATTGATGAAAAAGTAAATTTAGGATCTGTGACCCAAGAGATAGAGTTTGATGAAGACTTTAACTTATTAGAAATATCAAAAACTGGGTATTGTCTTAATGGTCTACACTCTAGGTGTTTCGCCAAGGAAGTTTGTGATTGTGTGTGTCATAATAAGGAGTATGACGGTGGAAGGTAGGCAGCAAATTATTTTGCCATGGAGAGATTCTGGATGTTTATATAGAAAGAGGCACTTTGACTATCTATACAAATACTATTCAGAAGAGTTTGATGTTGTCATTGGTGACAATGACGGTGACTTTAATAGGTCTGCTGCGAGGAATGCTGGAGTAGACAAATCAACATCAGATGTTGTTGTGATAATAGATGCAGATAACTATATCGAACATAAAAATATTCATGGGGCGGTAAAGGTAGCAAAAAGAAGAGACTCTTTAGTAAAACCATTTCTTTATTTTGGATATCTTACAGAAGAGTCAACAAATTATTTTTACTCCACAAAATCATTTGACAAGACTAAGGCAAGTTTCATAAATCCTCCAGACAAGGATTTTTCTGGCGGGGCATATGTGATGAAGAAATCATTATGGAAAGACATAGGAGGAATGGACGAGGGCTTTGTTGGGTGGGGGGCGGAAGATGATGCATTCCACTTGTTGTGTCAAGCAAAACTTGG